ATCGACGACAGCTTGATGGACTCTCTGCTCGTGCTCTCGTGTATGAGCACAAGGAGAAAGAGCAAGTTTCAATCAATACCGCTTGGCGCGATTGGGCAGAAGTCAAAAAGCTCGTTGATGAAGACTGGCAAGCTGATCGCGAAAACATGCTCGCGCGTCTTCAACACATGCGTACCAAACTGTTTCATCAAGCCCTGAAGAAAGGACAGCTGCAGACCGCGAGCCAAGTGCTTGACTCCATTGGCCGCGTGATTGGTGAGTCCGTTGAAACCGTCAATATCCAAGCGCCTGAACTTAAGATCTCCATCGAAGATAAGGGCGACTGATCCCCACGCTCACAACTT